ATGACGGGTTACCGATGACCGAAGCGGAAGAAGAGGCTTGGGACGAAGGGTATGACCCGTGTGTGTGGATGATCCGGCCGTACGAGTGCTCCATCGAAAAGACAGCCGTCGAAACGAATCATTCCCCATCGAATTGGAGGAAACCTATTGATAACCGCAACTAAAGACTGCGTGTGCGGTGAGGAGTTACGCGGCCGGCAATCGAAATGCTCCCGGTGCTACATCAAGGATCACACTGGTTCGTCGCAGTGCCCGTTCTGCATGGAGTGGTACTGGACGCACCGCGCTGACAAATCGGACAGGAAAACAATGGAGTTGCATTCCAGTGGGAAGTGCCGTGCCTGAAGATATCGCACCGCTGACGTTGTTTGAGGTCACCATCTCGCGGACGATCAGCCCAGACGGTGAACAAGGCATGACCATGACCACCCCAGAGAAGTTCAGTTTCGTTGAAGTCCTAGGTCTTTTAGAGGCCGCGAAGTGGCAACTGTTCAGGCAGATGTCAGAAAGGTACGGCAGATGACACAGTTCAAAGACGACGTTCCGTTCGCAAACTTGACTGTGACCGTGTCCACCATTGACCTGGCGTTCACCGGGGTCGGGACAGGGTTTGAGACTTGCCTGTTCTGGGCGGACACCAGCGAGGTTGTTGCCTCGTACGAGAAGGTCCCTGACGCGATCCGGGGCCACAAAGCGTTTTGCAACCCAGACGTAGTGGCAGCGGTCATCGGGTTGCGTGAAACCAATGACAGGTTTGCTTGATGTACACGCCTTTACAAAGCCTGTTCATCAAAGGGAATGCCGGTGACCCGCTACCGCAGGTTTGGCAAACCCTAGAAACCAAAGGCACACGGTTCCTGCGCGGCCAACTAGCTTTGATCTGTGCCGGCCCAGGTGTCGGGAAGTCAGCGTTCATCCTGAGCTACGCACTCAAAGCGAAGGTGCCGACGCTATACCTTTCCGCAGACTCCGACGCGTTCACCCAACTGTCTAGGTCCCTGTCCATCCTGACCGGGTGGCCGTTGGAACGCACCACAGACATGGTTCGGGCCGGCGATCTGGGTGAGGCGAAAGAAGAGTTCGCTGACATACCAATCCGTTTCAACTATTCCGCGTCACCGAATCTGGATCAGATCGAAGCGTCCGTTCGTGCCTACGAAGAGGTGTACGGGGACTACCCATCACTGGTGGTCATCGACAACGTCACCAACGTCCGTACTGGCGGTGACAACGATGACGACCCCTTCAGCGGCTTGGAATCGTTGATGGATTACCTGCACGACATGGCGCGTTCGACAGCGGCGTGCGTAGTCGGGCTGCACCACGTAACCGGCGGCTATAACGATGCGGATAAACCCATACCCCTGTCCGGGGTCAAGGGTCAGATAGCCCGCGTACCGGAGATGGTGTTGACCTTGCACAAAATGACCGACGATTTCGGGCCGGACCTTCTGTGCGTATCGACGGTGAAAAACCGTGGCGGGAAAGCGGACCCGTCAGGAAATGACTACGTCGCCTTGGCATTCCAAGGAGACAACATGCAGATTAAGGACGAACAATGAGCTTTGACTTAGGTTTCACACTCGCACTATTCGTGTGGATCGCAACAGTGTCCGTGATGGCTTGGATCGTGACCGAATGATCCCATCCGTAGCGTTGATCGTCGGACTCGTGATCCTGCTGTTCGTGTGGATGGATTGGTACACCGCACGGGAAACAGACAGGGAGATTCAAAAGTTCTTCGATGACCACGACCAGACGTAGGCCGGCGAACCGGTCCCAGGACCGGTCGCACAAACGGCGCACTTGCGTGGACTGCGCTGACGAAGGCGTAACCACCGCAAGGAAAGCGCCTCACCCAGGCCCCAGATGCGCCACACACCACCGCGCCAAACGAGCTAACCGTCGCTCGCAAACACAGGAGCAACGGTGGACGCAGGTTTATGGCATCACCGGGGACGAGTATTGGGCGATCTACCGGTACCAGCTAGGGCGGTGCTTCATCTGTGAGCGGGCCACCGGGGCCCGGAAGAAGCTCTCAGTCGATCACTGCCATGCGACTGGGATTGTCAGGGGGTTGCTGTGCAGCACATGCAATTCGCGTGTCCTGGGGCATCTCAGGGACGATACGGATGCCTTCAGGCGTGCTATCGACTACCTGGATCAGCCGCCGGCAACACGAGTCATTGGAAGAAGGGTTGTGCCCAATTTTGACAATGAACGGTAGACACCGTGGGAAGTTCAGGTGGAAGAAGTATTCCCGGTACGGCGGGAACCTCCGGGACTACTGGGTAGACCCCCGCCGCTGGCCTGAGCATTACAAGGTGACAGATGACTGACCCTCTGATTGTGCAAGTGATCCACCGGTATCACCCAGAGTGGGACGCGCCAGTGGACAACGGGTACGACTGGATCAGCACGTTATGCCCATTTCATCAAGAGTCCAATAGGTCCGCGTCAGTGTCGTATGACCGGAACGCTTTTCACTGTTTCGCCTGCCCGACGAAAGGTGACGCTATCGCTTTGATCCGACTGAACGAGGAGGTGACATTTGAAGAGGCTTTCAGAATCGCAGAGGAGTTGGCTCCGGGAAGCCACCGAAAAGTACCACGCAAATCTGCCCGGAAGTCCGGGCGAAGAGTATTTGCGGAGCAGGGGGTTAGCGTCCCCGAAAATCCGGGAGGCTCTGGACAAGTTCCGGTTGGGATACGTCAGCGACCCTCTGCCTGGGCATGAAATGTTCAAGGGGTTCTTGGCGATCCCGTACCTGCGGTGGTCCCAGGAGCACGGCTGGGCGGTAGTGAGTCTGCGGTTCAGGTGCGTCGAGGACCACGATCACAAAGGTCATGGCAAGTACATGACCACCGCTGGTGATCGGCCACGGCTGTACAACACTTTGGCGTTGCTGAAGGAGTCCCCGCGTATCGCGATCACCGAAGGTGAAATCGACGCGATCACAGCGCAACTGTGCGGCATACCTGCGGTGGGTGTGCCGGGTTCCCAGGCGTGGCAGCACCACTTCCGTGAACCGTTCCTGGGTTACCGGGAGGTGTTCGTTCTCGCTGACGGGGACGATGCCGGCATGGGGTTCGCGCACACCGTGGCCTCAACTCTGCCCAACGCCAAGATCATCCCGTCCCCACCGGGAACGGATGTCAACGAGTTCGTAGTGAAGAACGGTGTTCAAGCACTGATGGAAAGGATCAAATGAACTTGACTGTGTACACCCAGCCTGGGTGCCTGCCGTGTAAGAGGGTCATCCAGAAGCTGGAAGAGGCCGGCATCCACCCGGATGTTGTGGATATCAGCGAAGACCTGCTTGCGAAGGAGTACGTCACGAAGTTTCTGCAAGCGAAGTCCACCCCTGTCATCGAAGCGCCGGGGTTCGATGCGGTCTTGGGTTACCAGCCTGACAAGTTGAAGGAGATCATCAGTGCGTTTGGGAGTTAACTGGGAAATTTACTTCGACCTGCCGAAGTGGGTGGAACGTATCCACGATTACGTGTGGACCGGTGATGACGACGATGAGTGACCCGGTGTCCCCGGACCACTACCAGTTCCGTAACGGTGTGGAAGTCATCGACCTCACAGAGCAGTTGAACTTCAACCTGGGCAACGTGGTCAAGTACGCGTCACGCGCCGGGAAGAAAACAACTGACCCCACAGAGGATTTGAGGAAAGCGCAGTGGTACCTGAACCGCGAAATCTACCGATTGGCACATAATGAGTAAACGGATTGTGATCCTGCCTGACACACAAATCCCGTATCACGATCATCGGGCTATGGCAGCGGTCATCAAGTTCGTCGGGGAATTCAAACCCGACGAAGTCATCCACATCGGTGACGTGATGGACTACCCGCAACCATCCCGGTGGAACAAAGGGACGGCCGGCGAGTTCGAAGGGTCTGTGTTCAAAGACTCTGAGCTAGCGAAGCAGAAACTGTTCGCACCTTTACGTGCCGTCTACGACGGCCCTATCGGAGTGCATGAGGGTAACCATGACGAACGCCCACGCACCTACCTCTCCAAGTACGCCCCGGCGCTCGCGGAGTCCGGGGCGTTTGACATCGAAACTCTTTTGGATTTCGACGGGTTCGGTGTGAAGAGGCTGCCTGATTTCAACAAGGTGGCACCGGGGTGGTTGACCACCCACGGACATAAAGGCGGTATCAGTTTGTCGAGGTTCGCCGGCCACACCGCGTTGGGTGCGGCGGTGAAGTTCACAAAGAGTGTGGTCATGGGTCACACGCACCGCATCGGTCTGCTGGCTCACTCGTCAGGGTATGACGGGCGGGTCACTAGGACTGTTCATGGGTTTGAAGTCGGGAACCTGATGGACATGAAGCAGGCGCATTACCTGAAGGGTGCTGCGGGTAACTGGCAGCACGGGTTCGGCATTTTGACAGTGAACGGGCAGCATGTTTCCCCGGAACCTGTGTTCATCAACAACCGTCGATTCACTGTCGACGGCCACACATGGGAGGTCTAAATGAACGCTGTATTGGATATGAAGAACGAGGTCACCAAGGCCGCGAAGACGGTTGCGTTCCAGTGGCCGGGGATCGTCGAGGCTGACGATCTTGAGCAGGACATCACAATGCATCTCCTTGAAAGCCCAGGATCGGTCGAGAAGTTGCTCCGCGATTTCGATGACCGGCAACGCCTGAACGCGATCATCAAGATCGGGCACAAGATCGCATCGGAGGAGCGGACGGACTACGAGTTGTTCTCCGGGAACTTCCGTTACTCCGTGAACGAGGTCAAGCAGATTCTGGAAGACCGCGTGCTGCACAACGAAAGCCCTGAGTTGGGTTCGAACTGGTCTGTTGCGGACTACACCAGTTCTGGTGGTGAGTTCGCTGACACAGTGAACACCAAACTTGCGACTGAGACAGACCTTCGCCGTGGTATGGATCGTCTGCGAAAAATCAATTCGAAATACGCAGAGGCTATTGATAGCCGTTACCTCCGCGACGAGGTCATACCTCGTGATGATCGGGCGCAGAAGACCCTTCTGAGCCGCGCACTGACTGCTCTCACCTCACAGATGAACCG